TCCTCCATGATGAGGCGCGGTTCTGCGATCGTCACCAACAACGGCACGACGATCGAGAGCACGATCGCCAGGATCACGCCCTGCGCTACCCGCTTCTCCACCTCGTTGAGCCGGCGGAAGGCCTCCATCAGGCTCGTGCGGTTGTACTGGATCGACTCGTGGATCGAGTCGAGCTTCCCTTCCAGGTGGCCGATGGCGCGCAGCACCTCATTGTGCGGCGGATTGCTCTGGTTATTCGGTTCCATCGTCAGTTCTGCAGCGTGATGGTGGACGCCGCGACCGCGAAGGTGCCGCCGGTGGTGCTGATGTTGCTGCCGAAGTCGTTGTAGGCCACCAGCTCATCCGCCGAGCTGGCGCCGCCGCGGGCCTTGTAGTAGACCGCGGCGCGTGCGGTGATCGTGCTGCTGGTCCAGGAGACGGCGCCAAGGCTGATGGTGACCTTGTCGTTCGCCGTGTCCTTCGTCACGGTCACCGTACAGGTCGCGCCGCCGGTGCTGTAGCCGGTGCCGCTCACCTCGTTGGTGACGTCATCCCGCCGGTCGTGCGTGTCCTTGTTCGGCGTGTAGCTGCTGGTCACCAGCAGCACCTTGAACGTGTCCGTGTCGAAGTCGATGGCGCCCTTGGCCATGTCGTCCGGCATGGAGTTATAGATCAGCGAAGCCATCTGCGCGCGCCATGGTACTGCCTCCGATCCTAGTCTCCGCTGCCGGCTCCGGCCTCCAGGGTGAGGGTCAGGGTGAGATCAGCGGCTGGCGCTGCGGAGCCGGCCGTCACTGCCCCAGCCTCCAGGCTGTAGGTGAGCGTGAAGCCAGCGCCTGATACCACCAGGCCGCGCACGGATTCGAGCTCCACCTCCACATCCACCAGCCCGCCGCTGCGGTGCGTCTCCTCAGGCGGGCCGGTGTAGCGCCACAGTGTCGAGGCCGGTGCGAGGTCGGCTGCACCATGGCCACGGGTGACGGCAGGGTCCAGGGTGAAGGCATCGAACCCACCGGACTGGCTGCGGAAGTGGGAGCGAAGCAGGGCCGCATCGGCAGCCGGGAGGTTCTCGTAGCCGAGGGTGAGGATGTAGCCGAACGACTTCGGGCCATGGGAGAACCGGACCGCCTCGGTGCCCCATGCCGGCTGGATCGTGACCGGGAACCGGGGGAGCCGGTAGGCCCGGGTGTTGGGTTCGAGGGCGGGGAAGGTGGCCATGGTCAGACGGAGGCAGCGCCAGCGGTGAAGGTCACGGTGACCGTGCGGGCCAGGCCGTTGGCGGCAGGCACCGCCGCGCCGCTGGTCATGCTCAGCGTGATCGGCCCGAGGTCTGCGCCCGGTGCGCCGCCGGTTGCAGCCACCAGCCGCACGCGCACATCGTGATGGGGCCCGCAGAAGTCCGCGATCTCAGGCGGCTCGGCATAGCGCCACTGCCCGGCACCGATCAGGAACTGGTAGGGGTTGAAGCCTGAGAGCGTTTCAGGCGGCAGGCTGAACGACAGGAACTCGCCCTGCTGCCCCAGGTAGTGCAGCTCAATGGAGAGCCGTTCATCCTCAGTGAGCCGAGTGAAGCTGAGATCAAGCGAGCCTCCCACCACCGCATCGCTGTGCCTGACGCGGCTCTGCTCACCGCTGAGCGCCGTGAACGCCGCGTGTGGATACTCGCCAGGCGTGAAGGTCCGGGAGCTGGGGGCAATAGCGGGGAAGGTAGGCATGGGTCAGGGTTCGTTCCAGCTTATGGTTCCAGTCCAGTTGCCTTCAAAATCCGAGCTGTATTCAAGCTGCGCAAGGTTGAGAGGGCTTTCCGCGAAACCTACGAACACATAGCCAGAAATGCCATCAGAAAGATCCGTGTCAATCAGGTCCAACACATAGCCGACGCCGTACACAGGCGGTGATGTTGACATGGAAACCAGATCGTTAATCACGAACTGGGAGGAAGGCAGGCTCGGGAAATCTTCCATCAGCTCATCCAGCACAATGTTTGCGGCGGCATTTTTCTCCGCTGTGTCAGACGACCAGATGTAGATGTTTATCTCGAACTCATAATCCAATGAAGCGTTGCGTGGCAGTGTGTGCGGGCTTTCTCCTGGATAGTTGACGCTCATCGCGTCCGGTCCGTTGAGAATGTTCCGCGCAACAGCGAAGAACGGCGTGAGCGTCTGCGTCCGCGCCTCGAATCTCACCCGCAGGGTATTGATCGCAAACACATCATCAAACCCGCCGCTGGTGCTGGTGATCTCCAGCGGCATCTCGTAGTAGCCCTCAGCCGGGAAGTCCGATTCCTGGAAGGTGACGCGGAACTCCTTCTCGAATACCCAGTCCACTGGCGGCACGGGATAGAGCAGGTACTCCGGCGGCCGACCCGTCTCCCATGGTTCCGCGATCGTCTCCGTCGCATCCACTGACGGCAGGCTCGCCGGCTGCGGGGAGACCGGCACGCCGTCCGCGTCATAGGCCACGACAAGTCCGCTGGTAACGGTCGCCTCAAGGTCGCCCAGTGCATCATCCGGCGCCTTGCCCAGCGGTGTGATCCGCAGGGTGAACACCAGGTCGAGGCCCTCCCAGTAGCCCTCAGTGAAGCCCAGGTCCACAGTCCGCAGCGTGCTGGTGCCGCCGCCCGCAGGGGGCGCCTCTGCCGGCGGTGCTGTCATCTCGACCTGGTTGTCTGCCGCCGTGCCCGTCTGATACGCCTCGGCCGGCACGCTGGTATCTGAGCTGCTGTTGATGTCGCAGCTCACACCGGTCCGGTTGCTGGTGAGCATGATGCCCGTGCCGGTGGCATTGGCCACCGCCAGCGCCACCAGGCTCCGGCCGCTGCTGTCGATCGGGAAGTGCATCAGGTCCATGCTCACATCGCCCGCCGCGCTCTTGCTGATCCGGTCCACCTGGTAGAGGTAGTCGTGCGCCGAGGCTGCCCCCTCGCTCGGGGTCCGCTGCAGCGTCACCCGGATGATGTCACCCGGCGCCAGGTTCGGGGGGAAGTCCACGCTGCGGCACTGCGCCCGCGCGCTGTGGGTGATGAACTGCCGCCTGGCCCGGATGTAGGCGCCGACCTTGACGGCATGATTCTCGCGGGTGCAGAACGCCGACAGGTCGTGCTGCTCGAATGGACCGGCCTCGGCCTCGCCGGTGTAGCGCACCTCGCTCGTGCGGATGATGCCCACGTCATCGGTCAGCTGCTGCCGCCAGATCGTCTGCACACAGAACGGCCGCCGATCAGCCGGCGGGCTGAAGGTGATCTCGAACCCGTCCGGCAGGATGTGATCCTCGGTGAAGGTCGCCACCCAGCTCACCGCCGTGGTGCGGATGGTGCCGTCACCGTTGACCGGCAGCAGCGGCCGGAGGCCCCGGCGCCCCTGGCTCCGCGTCTCAGCCAGCAGGAAGTACGGGGCCATGCCCGCCAGCAGATCACCCAGGTTCTGGCTCTGCGTGATCGCGATGTCACAGTTGAAGCTGTTCGCCGCCAGGAACCGGGCCGCGGCCTGCAGGCTGGTGAGGTCGATCTGGCTAGCGGGCAGCCTGGCGCAGTTCACCAGGGCCCAGTTCACCAGGTCCGCGAAGTTGTTGGACGGGCCGAAGACACCATCTAGAAGCCGGGTGACGTACATGCCGTTGCGGATGTACGCGTGAACCTGTCGGTTCCACAGGTCGAACCCGTTCGGGATCGTGACCGTGAACGACAGGGTGCTCATGCCTGAGTAGACCCCGACCGTGCCGCAGTAGTACGGGCACTCGGGCATGGTGTAGCCGGTCTGCGCTGTGACGAAGTTGCCCGGCGTCCAGCTGCCTGCGCGGCGGTCGTAGGTCTGCGTGTGCGTGCCAACCCTGCAGGATCTCTGGAAGATGTCCCGCACCTGGATCGAGCCGATGTAGCCCTCGCTCAGGACCAGGTGGTAGGAGGCCGTTACCGCATTGCTGGCGTCGTTCGAGAACCGGGCCTCGGTGGCCGGGGGCGAGATCAGCACGCCGCCGCTGCCGGCCGTCTCATCCCGCCGGCAGAACACCACCGGCACCGGTTCGCCCAGGATCGCCGCACGCTGCGGGCTGTCCAGCTGGCTGTCGCCCTCAGCTGCAGCATCGGCCAGCGGCGGCCGGATCAGGCCCGCCTCAATCGACAGGAGTGCCAGAGGATCGCTGCTGACCAGTCCGCTCATAGCCGGCACCCCTTACCAATGAGCCTAGTCGTCATCGTGCGCGGGGGGATCTGTGCTCCGACCGGCTCCAGGGCGGACCCCAGCTCCAGGGTTAGGGCCGTGATGGTGCTTGTGCTGTTGACGATCACACCGGTGAAGGTGGCCGCGACGGTGCGCTCGTTGAAGTTGCCCGGCGTGAACTGGTAGACGGTCAGCTCCCAGAGGTGCTGCCCGGCAATGGCCGCGAACACCGCATCGACCACGCGCGGGATCGCCGGCAGGGTGAGGGTGACGCCGCCCTCATCACCGGTCTGTCCGGCGGTGATGCCGCTGGACTCAAACGCCTGGGGGATCCAGTCGCCACCCGACAGGCTCACGTTCGAGGATGTGAAATAGCTCTGCCAGCGGTGGAGCGTACTGCCGGCCGGGGAGTAGATGCGCAGGAACTGCGCCTGAGCGATCGAGCTCATCGGATCCCCAGCGCGGTGCGGCCGGCTGGTGTGCGGATCCGGGCCAGGGTGCCG